TCTTCTAGTAAAGTCAGTAAATGCACCAATCGTCTTTGGTGTCATTGAAATTTGTGTGAACGACTGCTGACCCTCGGTAGGACTTTGGTTTTCGCCAACCCAATAAGCGGAGGTACTACCGTCTTGCTTCGGAATTGAGATATTTCCTTCCAATCCAGTAAGCATGGTTACACCAGCTTCCATGATCGCCATCTTATTGCGAAGTAATTCAATAAATGAGCCACTTAGCAATTCTGTACTAACTAGATTTCCTCCGTCAGCGGCAGTGCCAACATTTAAATCCCTTTTTAAGACTTCATTTGGAATTAAAATTCCTTTAGCTGGTCTACCATAACGCTTTGCAGCTTCCTCAGAAACCTCACGCTCATATGTTGCAGCTTCTTGTGCAGCCTTATCAGCTGGATTAGCTAAAGCATTAATTGCTCTTAAGAATGAAAAATTTTGTGCTTCTTTTTTATCAAGAAACTCTTCAGATCTTTTTCCTTCAATTTCCATGTCTGTTGATCGAATAGGGGTAACTTTTTTATTTTTTACAAGATCTAATATCGCAGATCTTGCTTCAGTTGCAGACTTACCTGACTTGATTAAAGTTTCAGTAAGATCTTCTGCACCGTATTCTCTAAATTCACGACAAGTTGAAGTGATTTCAGCAACACGAGCATTGTTTTCATCTAAAGCACGTTGTACTTCAGCTTGAACATCAATTGTTTCTACTGTCGGCTTTTGCTCCACCGCAGTTTCGTTTGTAGGTTCTTCCATAGACGGATTTGATTGTGCGGTGGTGACCGCTTGACGAATCTCCTTTTCAGAAGATTTAACATTAATAATAATGTCTTCTTGTTCTAAAGTAACATTTTCTGAAGAAATATTCTCTACTAAAGATCTACCAAACCCCACGGAATTGTCTGCTGGAATCGTAGCCAAGCTAACTTCGTGTGGAGTCCAGCTAACTGCTCGTAGTCCATTTTCAGTTTCTTCAACTTCATTTAAAGAATAACCAAAGGAAATTCCACGCAAAATTCCATCTTTAACGTCTTCTAAGACTTCAGTAGCAAATTTAGAGCGAGAAAAACGGATTTTAGCGTATCCTCTACGATCCTTGATATAAGCACTCTCGACCACCCCTAGAACTTTATCGGGATTGTGGTTAAAGAGAAACGGAGCAGAATCATTGAGTCTTTCTAAGTTTGCACTTCCTTCTTCATGGCTTAACACTTCGTCACCAAAAAACCGAGTTACTGGCATTTCACTGCTAAATGGAAATTCAAACGTCCTTCCTTTTGTATTATTGAAATTTGTAATTTCTTTTCTTTCAAGTTTGTCAGTTTCATCAATAACTCTGATTGGAGCTATTTTTGATAAAGCACTAAAACGATGACCTGCAAAAATATCTGTAGATTCACCATTTCGATAAACCTGTATTAATGCTGCGGGGTCTTCTGGTGTTCCGTTAATAACAAAAGAACTACTTGGAACATCAATTTTTCCATCCCTTACAACTCTTGTAATCTTTCCTCTAGCTCGACCTCCACTAGCATTCCAAGATACAAAATCACCAGTTTTAAGAGCATCTGGTGCTGCTCTTTCTGAAGTAGCTTCAGTCATAGTTCGCTCCCTAGCTTTTTTAATGGCATTAGACTTAGACCTTGCCCAAGTCTGTCCAGAATCCGATCCCCATGCACTCCACGCTACCCTGCCTTTTGATGGGTAGCCTTCTTCGCCTGAGTTGAACCCTTTGCCTGATTTGTCCGATTCATGTCGGGCAAACCACGCATTCATTGTAATAACTACATCTGGACTTAGCTCTCTTCCACTTAATATTTGATTAGCTCTTCTTGCGGCATCATCTGTTCCACCTGGCCTGCCTTCTTTTTTCCATTTTTTATATTGCCTTGCAGCACTTCTCATTGATTCTGTAGGCATTAAATTAATTTCTGTGCCATTTACATTTGCCATTAATTTTCGTCCTCCTTAATTAAATTTAATTCAAGCTGATTTTTACTCTTTTTACTAGATTTTGTTCGTGATCTAGGACGAGTTGGTTCAGCAATAGGTTCAACTATAGGTTGACCTTCTTCTACTTCTAGATCAAGATCCTTGTCTAATGTAACACCTAAATCTTTAGCAACTTGTTGTTCTCTTGCTATTTCTCTAACAATATCGTCATAATCACCACCACCACTCATTGCTATTACTTCTGACTTTGTCATATAACCTGCTTGCTCTGCTTCACGATATGCTTTCACTTCCTTTAAAGGATCAACATAGTGTTTACTTGGCGGTATCCATTTTGGCTTGTTATATCTTTGTGGTCTTGTAGCATAATCAGGAAAATCTAATTCACCTGCTAAAACAGCTAATGATAGCCATTCTTTAAAAACTCTTTTATGAAAATTTTTAATAATATATTTCTGACAAAACTCCCAATGAGTCCTATCTTCTAACAAACTTAATCTTGAACTTGAATAGTTAGTTTCACTGAAGTCTTTTGATACAGTTTCGTACGAACATCCAAATCCAGCGGCAAACCTTCTCACCTTGTTTTTTACAAACATTTCATACTGTTGATGAGGATAATCTATATCTGGCACTTGTATAGATTCTCCATTAGCAAGATACCGAAAAGTTCCTGGTTGGAAATCTTGAATTCTTTCACCATTTTCTACTTCATCTCCAATAAGTTCTCCAGAATTATTTGTAATAAAGCCAGAAATACTTGCTCCTAATCTTGCTCTAATAATTGCAGCTTCTTCATAACCTTGCAGTTGATGCAAATCTTCCATAACTGGATGAAACCAAGGTACACCTCTATTTTGACCAGGTCTTTCGGGTAAAAATAAATGAATTATATCTTGTGCAGGCAATATAATATTTTCTTTTTGTTTACCTTGATTTGTTAAATAAAACGCATCCCCTGGATGTTTTGACATTATCGAATATCTAACTGGCCTTCCCCAGCTATCAATCTCTACTCCATTCCTCCATTCATTATCTTTATTTAAAGTAGAACCACTATATTCTTCATCTAATAAATCAGATTCAATAATTTGCAGTGCTAAAGGTATTTTTGAATTACCGAAAGGTTGACGAACAATTCTAAATATTGCTTCACCACTTTCTGGTAATGCACCTGCTAATAACCATTCAAACTCATGAAAACTATGCTTACCTGCACAATCACATGAATCTGCTTGTGACCAATCAGTCCATTTACTTTCAATTGCATTATTTACTCTTTCATCTTTTTTGTTACCTCTTATTTGCGTAACATTAGACTGAAACTCCATTCCTGTTCCAACAATAGAGAGTTGAGTGCTTCTCTTTGCTTGTTTTGCATGAGGATTATTCCTAACTAATTCTCTTGCACGATCTCTCATGACTCTCAGTCCTTGCCTTACTTCAGCATCAGGACTTAGTTGACTTGTACGCCAATCAGCAGTTAATCGTGTTATTTTTGCACCAGCGTAAGATCTTTGTGCTTTTCTTCTCAAAAATCTAGGTGCTACTAAATTGATGATTGCTCTCTGAAAACGATTCATTACATAAACCTCACATACATTCTTCTAGGATTACCTAAACCATTTGCCATCATTTCTGCTTGCTCCTCTAATTTAACTTGTGCTAAATATTTTGACCTTAATACATATAATTCTGATAATTCATATTTTTTAGCTGATCTAGTTCCTATCTTATATTCTTGTACCGCACCATTTTTTATTACATCATTTATAGCTGTTTCTATTAAATCTAATGTTTTTTTAGTCTCGGTTCTTCCATCAAATGCTTTTGGATTATTTCCTGTAAAAGCTAAACTTGGCAAAACTTCAAACTTACCTGTACTTATTGTCTGTACCTGTTGTCCAGACTTATTAGCTTTTGCTTCATAAAACCAATTTCCTTCTAAAAATGTAGAAGTCACAGCACTAGATATTTCAAACTGAAAACCATCTCCAAATGCAGTACTTTGTATCGTTGCACCAAAATTAGATCTATTAGTTCGTAAATAATAAATAACAGACCAATCAGGGCTGTTTATAGGATTGCCAAATGCATCATTCGTAGCGTTATCTCGCCATTGAATAAAGTCACCTGCATGAATTTTAGAAGGAAAAACCACGTTTTTTACCAATTAGAGACAAAATTAGACCTTTTAGAG